CTTCCGCACGGGCCATATTAAGGGCCCTACCTAGCTACTAGTAGCTAGGCACCATCCTGATGTTGATGTCGGCGCTATCAGGACGCCCAGCACGTTCAAGGTGCTTCGGATCATGCGAGGGATCACTCCCACGCTTGAGGAAGAACTTGAGCAATGCGCCGTAGTCATCCAGCTTTGAGGCTGGTATCCTACGTCGTATGACAGCTGCCTTGACAAGGGGCAACTGGTAACGACCCCCCACCTTCCCGGCATAGCCGAGAAAGGAGGTTCGGCCCAGTGCAACCGAGGTCTCGGCGACAGCGGGGAACGGGATTAACCGCTCCACGTAATCGTCAAGCCAACGAACCGACCCCCAGAGTCCAGCCTTGTAAAGCTGTTTTCGGAGGGAAACAATCGATTCGATCTCGGGAACGTGCGTCCGTTGCGTAGGGAATACTCGTCTGACCTTAACGATGGAAACATCGTGGCCATTATAGTACTCCTTACCACAGCTCTCTCTGAACTTACCAGTCCAGAAAGACTTATCGCGATTAACTACGAAGCCAAAAGCCTCGAGCATCTCGACAACGGATGACACAAAGCGAACGGGGACGATTATATCGTCCCCATACACTCGCACCTTACCGTCAAAGGACTTAATGTCCTTAACGGTCAACCGGCGTCTTAGCTCTCGCTGAATACCGAGGAATACAACAGTGGTGAAAACCATTGCCTCGATAGGGAAGCAGAGAGCTGAACCCATAGACGCGAATTTGGCCAACGGGATAATCCCGTGACCAGACACATCGGCCTTCAAGCTTCTTGTTGCTTGGATCGCCTCCCATAAGGAAGGAAACCTATGCGTAAGAAGCTCTACATGCCGATTCGAGACGCGATCGGAAGCCTCACTCAGATCGAGTGTGGCGAGGTCCCCACTGAGGGAACCTTCGCAAGCCAGGACCTGATTAGGGCCCTGGTCAGTGATTCCGATAAAGCGCGAGGGGATGTCACATCCCTCGAGCAATTCGACCAACGGTTCGAGAATCGCCTGCTGCATAAACTGCATGTAGGACGGCTCCCGAGCTATGAGTCGAGGTGTCTTGAGCGTTTTAGGAACGGCGAGTACCTCAACAGGTCTCTCGTTCTCGGGTTCACGGATGTCAATCTGTCCCAAGTTGGCCAAGGCCAACGAGTAGCTGCTAGCCAAGTAGTCCTGATGAGGGAATACAAGGTCGAGCCGCTTGGACCATTCGCGGATGTTGTATTTGGCATTGCCGAACACTTTGTCCGCAGTGGTACCAGGACCGTGTTTTCCGAGGACACTTTGTTCATGGATCTTTTTGTCCATTTCACTGAGCGCCTCTCGGAACAACAGACCACTCACCTCCTTGAACTCGGTTTCGAGTTCTACCGGAAGGGAGTGATTTTTGACATCTGATTCACACTGGACGTACCTATCAAAGGCCGCACGCACCCGCCTCGGAGAGGCGGGGAGCAAAATCTTGGCGAACATCAGTGTAAACTGACGCACCGCCCAGATCGCGGTCTCATTAGGATTGTCCAGAAGACGACCAGAACCACGGTCGAACACAAGCTCAAGGAAACCTCCGAGAAATCGGGGGAGCC